AAAACTTCAGCTTTTAGGTCTTCATCAACTTTGTCTTTCACAGGCCTCTTGTCACCCTTTCTCTCAATTTCCCTAATTCTTTTTTGAGCTTTCGCAATTTTTCTCTCTTCAAGAATCAGTCGCTTTTGGGTTGGACCCCCCAATATATAATGTGGATCTTGGAGAATCGTCTTATTACCTGTTGATTTGAAGAAATTCTTCTTGATATCACCATTCAAGTTAGTTTGGACACACACTAACGCATTATGTTCTTCACAATTCTTCGCCAATAATGCTAAAGCCTCATCTTTCCCAACATCATTCATGAAATCGTGCCAAATGGATTCTTTGTTTCTGAATGTTTTCTGGTTAAATATCACTGCGACATCAGCGTTATCTCTCACTTTGGGACATATGGTTTTAGGATCTTGTGTGACAAAAATGACATTTAAGAGATGATGTCTTCCTTCAACAGCGAGTTTGATAAACCATGGATCTTGAAAAATTTGTGGACTAATACAGTCATCTAAAATAATTAAAGCTGAGCCTGTTACTAGCGCTTCTTTAGATTCTTCGCCCCATTTCTCAATGATTTTGTCATTTCTCTCTATCAATTTCTTAATACCATTGGAATCATAGCCACTAAAGACAAATTTGGATCCTACGAATTCTTGCCAGTATCCACTAGCCGCAGTTTGGGACATCACCCATACTAAAGAGAACCTGTCTTGATACCACTGGAGAAGCCATTTAGCGAATGTCGATTTGCCTGTTCTTCGTTTACCCTCCAAAACCAAAAAAAAACCCTGTGGCAGTTGTCGAGGATCCCATTCTTCCAATTCTGGACATAAACATTCTTCTATCTCTCTCTTCTTCTTCTTGTTCTTTAATTTTTCTTGGGTAATTAACTTTCTTTTCTCTGGTGTTGTGTCAATATCTTGAGGTTCTTTTTCTGTTAAACTTATCTTCACCATTATTATTATTTAGTATATAGTCAGATAATTATTCTTAGATTTAGGGCTTCATTGTCAAGTCAGGCTTAAAAGTGAATAAATCTCCACCTCCAGTGCCACCTCCAGTTCCACCTCCACCTCCACCTCCAGTTCCACCTCCACCTCCACCTCCACCTCGACCTCCACCTCCACCTCCTACTGCTGTAATTCCATCAGTTCCCCATGTATTTCGATTGAAATGTCCTGGAACTTCAGTTCTGGTAGTACCGATAAATCCCTGAGCTCTATCATTGAGATTTGGATAGCCATATATAGTAGAGCCATATCTATAGTCTCCTGGGTATACATTGCCTGATAAATAATCTCTAGCTCTTTCATAACGTGCTTGTTTACTATAATTGAATATTCCACGAGCGAACTCCTGGACTGGGGCTACTTGTTGTTTCAACCCGATACTCGATGTTAATCTATGTGATAATTCATGGTCATTAGTTACTCTATAAAGAAGATAAAGATCCTCTTTAGTTTTGGGCCCAGAAATCATGATGTTATTATATTGAACTATCAATTCTGCTAAATCTTTGACTTCGTCAACTCTAGCTTCAAAAAATTCAGGATAAATTTTCTGTAACCATTCTCTCTCAGCTGGATTAGCAAAAGGATCAAATTTTCTTGTCACCCAATTATCAAAATCTAATTGAAGTGCCATTTTTTCCTTATCTTGCCAGGCCTCAACATCCTTATCAGTCAGAGGCAATACTACTTGAGATTTTGGTACTATGCCACCATAAGCAGTATTCAAAGCACGTATTACTCTTGACTTTTCACGGATTGGTGGCTCAGATCTGGCCAAATACCGAGCTGGAAAGCCCAGTTGACCAGAGCCAGAACCTATAGTCACTGGAGGACCTGCGAGGTTGTCCAATCTTTTATTAACCTCCCATAATGAATGTGATGCTGTTTGGTTTTTGTCACCCATCTTTTATTATTCTTTAATATTGAGATATGAAAAAAAGTGACCTGTTAGTTTTTTATTTCTAATTTGGCTTTCTTTTTGGCCAGAGGAGAGTAATTAAATTCTTCTTTAGATACGACAGTGACGTCACCAAAAACTGGAAGCTTATTGAATAAGTTACCTGCTTTCTTGTTAAGACTGACATTCCAATCATTAGGCTTTCCAATGGCGAAAATTTTGTCATTCTTGGGGTGGAAATATATAACTAACGCATGTGGTGTATCTGTTCCAGTCTGGCTTCTAAGAAACTCAAACCAAGACCCCGCACATCTTGGCATAGCTGATTTCATAACAGGTTCATCGTCAACATAGTCATATCTGATGTTCATATTCATGACATTCCACATAACCCCTGAGTCACTTTTGGCCGGTGGTTGTGGTGGTGAGGATGAGACACCCATATCAACATCACTATTTATAATTTGACTATATATTTCTCTCTGGATGTCGTGACCATAGATGTTATGGTAAGTTTCCAAACTAGTCTTTCCCCCAAATCCTGTTAAAAGGGTAAATGGTGGCGCACTGTTTATCGTAAAATGTGGATATTTCTCTTCGGGATCACATTTCACTAATGATGACTGATAAACCCCAAAGAGTTCATCAGATTCATCTTTCGATATGTTCGGATTTCTTGTTATATAATAAGTTAAACCAGCTAAACCAGTTGATGGCGTCCCATAACAGCCTTTCCACACCTTCAATCCTTTTTGTGGTATCTTGAATTTCTTGTTGGAATCTATACTCTCTCCTGTCCATTGGTCTATAACAAAACTCTTATTATGAACTTGAGTCTGCATGATTTTAAATTTTAGTGTTAATGTTGGTTGGTACCGGAAAAAATAATTAGTGTAAATTATTTACATTTTTCTATGTGGGTTATGACGTCACCGGACTTGGACATGTTTTTAAAAGTTTTTGGCCAAAACACACGTCCACACGTCCATTTATGACGTCATTGGACTTGACAACTTTTTAAATCTCTCCACACGTCCACCCGTCCTTAATTATCTTTAGACATATAATCGGCCAACTCTGGTTTGTGACATACTACATGAACATAAGCTATGGGATGAGGAAAATCATTACTTTTAAGTCTATCATTCACAACTTCTTTGATTTTTGTGAAATCTAATCTGAGAAATGAATGGTGTTTCACTTTAAATTGAACATGACAATGGAGTCTAGCACCATGAGCATCATCTCTCCCAATCTCAACACCTGTCACAACATCCACTCCTTCAATGAAGTCATCATTCCACTCCCCACCTTTGGGAAATGTGACATATTCTTTTATTGAATCTGGATCAGTAAAACTTTGGCCAACTGATTTTTGGAGGCCAGATATCAAGCTTTCCAACGATTTGTCATAACGAACATTCGTGTTTAAGGTTATATGGAAATTCGATATTCTGGATCTCAATTTTCCTTTCTTTTTCTCGGTTCTTGGTTTAAATGGTAGTGATGTTAAGTTAATTTTTTTAGATGACATTTTTTTTTAATATGTTCCTGGTGATGGTATGTGTCCTGGAGTCTCGTCAGGTTTCTTAGACTTATTGACATAAAATCCTATAGGCTGACTATGAGGCCATAAGCCATTATAATTGAAATATGGTGCGCATTCTTTATGGATCAATGCGAAATAAGGGTCGCCTAAAAAATAGAACATGCCATCTCTCCCTGATATTTTCCTTCGACAATGAATACACAACACACTCATAACTGGTGTAACTCTGGCCGTTTGTTTCTCAGTGAATGGGTTTAAAATTAATCCGCCTGATAATTCTGTCATATCTCTTTATTATTATTAATACTCATCAGGAAAATGATGAAGGTTTTTTATTTTCTAATCATAAATAATTAAGGCTTAAACATGACAGACAGTCCACCTAATAACATAATATTTTGTTTAGACTTGAATTCACAAAAAACTCTAGTCCAATTGCCTATGACATTGGAAGGGAAATTGGGTAAAGTTAAATTGACCTGTTGGGATGTCAAACCTATTCCAGTCCCACCAGAGCCATATTTCCAAATCAGATTCAGTGATGGCTTAATTACCTCCAATGTCTCTTCTGGCTATCACACTGGCATTAGAAACGATTCTATCCAGGTGCCATGGTCAGTAGCTACGAATATGTCCTGGCCATTTCCCATATCTAATTGGAGAATGATGAGATCTCGTTTCACTGTTGAATTATATGACAGTCTAGGTCTACCATATACCCCAACCAGATGTGTGTTGTGGTTGGAAATTGAACTGAAATAATGTTTTTTTTTTCTGAATTAAATATTAAGAATCCAATTCCATGAGTGAACTGAAACCACCATATGCCAGTCGAATTTTAAATTTTAGAAATAATTATTATAAAACCCAAGCACAGGAATTTCATAATATGTCACAAACCATGGCTCCAGCTAGGCCAGTTGATATTTCATCTTTAAAAATGCCAACACCAGGAGCGACTAGCGACATAGCTATGAAAAAGGCTGAACAATCTTTTTATGGGCCATTATTGACGCCTATTGACATAGATCGCGCAGGTCCAACTTTTGCTATAAATTCTGAAGAAAGAAACAAGTTTCTGAAAGATATGATAGAGGAGAGATTATCAGTTAGTGACGATCCATCTATGGTAAAAGCCATGGAATTTCTCCATTCCCAGATATTAGAACCACAAGCAATATCAGAAGCTGAAAAAAAGTTTTATATAGATTTTATATATTGGATGTTAGGTAATCCTAAAAATACTGAGGACAAAGAAAAGACAATTTGGCTAAAGAAAGGTTCTCGAGTGCCTCATAGACAGAAAAACTTGTCATATTTTATCGACGACATAGCGAAGTTCATTGGAATATTTGAACATACGAGAAGAGAGTTTCAATCTCAGTTAGAAACTTTGAGAATTAGGGGTCCCAGCAGTTTGGTTGAAGCATATCTATATTTTAAATATATAGTTCGAGAGTCATCAGGAAACTTTTTAGATGATTTCAAGTTTTTGCCTTTCAAGCCAACACCAAGTACGATAGACAAACTTCCGACTAAATTAGTTTCATCCTCCTCATCATCATCTAAACCTAAAAGTGAAAATAAACCTAAGCCTCCAGTACCACCTCCAACCTCACTTCCACCGCCAGTTAAAGTTAAAGAAGATAAAGTTAGAATGTACCCTGTTGCGCCTGCTTGTGCTTCAATAACAACAACCGAGACACCAACTGAGAAACAGTTAAAACAACAGTTAGCACAAGTAAAACAAGAGACACTGGAAGAAGCTGGGTCAGTTATGACTTCTCTCGTAACAAAAGCTGGTGATGCGTTACTGTCAAAAGACGAAGTAATAATACAAAAAGATGAAGAGATTCAAGCAAAAGACAAAGTAATTGATGAAAAAGACAAAATAATAAACGACCAGGCTGCGGCACAAAAAAAATATGTCGAGGATGTTAAAAATTATATCGAACAGTTACAGAAAGACAATTGGCCAGATGAAGAATATCAAAAACTCAAAAAAGAAAACCCAGAACTAGCGACAGAACTAGAACGTGTTAGAAATAATATTAGAGAGACAACTTTGTTAGCTGTCAAGTTATCGAAACAATTAAATGTATCCAAAGAAGAAAAAGCTCTGTTGACTAAAAAAGTAGATGAACTAAATGGATGGATTAATGCTTTGAAGTCTAAAGTTGTTGGGCCATTAGCGAATATGTTAAACAGTGCTTATGAACGTTTAAACTATGTGAAAGAAACTATGGTTAGTTATAGCGATGTTTACCAAGGTTTACCTAATGCTAAGGTAATAGATGAGTTCAAATATCTACCTACCGACATCGCAAAAAAGACAGTAGAAGAACAGATAAATATAGTTGGCGAAAAATGCATTATACACGACACTAACATAAAAAAACCAATGGCTAGTAAACATCACTCTGTAATACAACAAACTATGAATATGATGCTAAATAAACTTAAAGAACTGAATGATGAACTCCGTGAAAAGAATAAAGCCATGGAAAACTTAACAAAGATGGTTGATAAAGAACATACTGATAATAACCAAAAAGAAACCATAATAGCTAATGGTCATCAGATGGTAGTAAATATGCAAGTATATATCAATGGGCTGATAACCGATTATAATGCCTTGGAAAGTCATGACCAAAATTTGTTTCACCAATTAACCGTTGCTAAAGCTCAGTATGATACTTTGGTTCAGGGCTATAATCAATTGAGAATAGAAAATGATGCTAAAAATGTTGAGATGACAGAGCCAGAAGAGTTCGTTCTTAAAGACATAGTAATGTATGACGCGAATAAAGCGCAAGAAAACATAAAAAATTATCAACAGCAACAATTTCAATATCAACAATCCCAACCTCCTCCTCCTCCTCCTCCTCCTCCTCAACAACAATCCCAACAACCACCTCCTCCTCAACAACAATCCCAACCTCCTCCTCCTCCTCAACAACAATCCCAACCTCCTCCTCAACAACAATCCCAACAACCTGCTCCTCAACAACAAAAATCCCAACCTCCTCCTCCTCAACAACAATCCCAACAACCACAAGAAGACCCCCAAGAAGAATTTATGCCTGGTGATTATGGTGACGATGAAGAAGATATTGATATTGACGATGATGCAAATCTCGATTCACTACTAACACAATTAACTATATTTAATGACAAACATAAAGTAATTGATATTAACCAGGCAACAGTGGAGCAACAAGTGGCTTATGCGCTGGAGTATTATAAAGATGATACAGATATAGTGAAATATGAACCACCGGTAATCGAAAGTTTGATTACAAATTATATTGGAGTCGATAAAGACAAAATAAGAAGATCTCTCACTGCCATACGTGAAAAAATCAAAGAAAACCAAAGCAAAAACAATCCAAGAAATAAACAAAATACCAAGAGGGATAAATTTAAGCGTCACGACGAATCTAAAGATTTTGAACTGGATATTAGACAATATCCCGATTATTGTTCGAACATGATGGTTAAAAAATTTCCAGAGCGTTTTTCTCATATAACTACTAAAGAAACATCACGTCGTAAACAGATGGAAATACTACATCTAATGCAAAATTTAGCATTAGGCACTAATCTAGGGAAAGGTGAATGGGAAAATCTAATGAGGCAAGAAAACAGTGAATATCTAGCAAACGGCATCTCAAGTATGGCGTATTATATAACAGATCTTGATAAAACTAAACATAAGAATAAAAAACATAACGGCAATTTCGAATCATTGACAGAAGCTTCCCAAAATGATTTTTACAAATTTTATCAAGCATTAGACCTTGTATTTAAACAAAATAACTTCCACATTTATAGTAAAGTTGGTGAGCCTTTAAACACTTTTGGTTCAGTATATAACTATGCTAGCATTTTTGGCATAGAAGTTAAAAAAGGTCAATAATGATAAATAAAATTATAAGTAAATTATATTTTTCCTTCTTTTAATTTTTGGTCTTTTAATTACCGCTGTTCTTTCAAATCTCAAACCCAAATATTTTGACAATTCTTTCATAATATCATCAAGTGCGTGAAGTTTGACACAACTTCTCAAGAGAGGCAATTCCTCATGAAATTCTCTGTGAGGCGGATCTAAGCCTTCACATATCTTCCTGAAGAGATAATTGAATGGAATGATATTGTGTCTGTCTTTTAAGACCATTTTACCCAGTGAGCGAATCAGACTTTTCGGCATTAGAGCCTTTTCATGAAAAAATCTTGTTTCCAGAGCTTTATAGACACATTCCATGGTATCCAATAACTTACCTGGGAGATCTATTAATTCAACAGTTGGATTCAATACTTTCAGGAGAGATTTTGATCTTTCTCTATATTTGTCCAATTTGAGTTTCCTAAGAATCATAGAGACAGTAGCTCTTGTGAAATCTGAACTGGGGCCATATTCTTCAGATTGGCTTTCTTTCTTGATCCTTTCCATAACATCTTCAGGTATGTGTGGATCTGAGATGGAGAGCTGAGCAACTCTTTCATTCCAGTGGAAGATGGGCTTGTATCGTCCCTTGGAGGAAGTTCCTGAACATATCCAATATCTGCCGAATTTTTTTGGGAGGTATGGCGCTTTCGATTGAGGATAACCATCAAGATTATACTTAGGATTATACTTAGAATGGCCAGTTTCCATGTCAGCGAAATGGTCCCATTCATCTCTTGAATTGTTGTCATCATTATAAATCGGGTGTTCATATTGCGCAGTTAGAAATGGTAAGATATGTGGTAAACATAAGCCACAATTAATACAAACTTGTTGACCTTCAGAACCTATGACAGTCGAATTGACACTTTGGCAATTTTCACATTTTCTTGACTTGTCTGAGAAATCATAACAATCTGGATTATATTGATAAGACATAACAAATTTTTAGTGTTGATCTTGCACAGGTGGAGGAACATTTTCTGGTACTTCGGACTTAATAAATTTAGAAACATTTTTGTTACATTTTCCACAAGTGCCTTTAATAGCTGTTCTGATCATAACTTTCTGGTTTTTTTTGGATGTGAATTCCACTTTTTGTGGTCCGCCAATTTGATGAAAATCGCTAACAATTTCCTTACAGTGAAAACAATATGGTGATGTCGACATTGTGATAGTCTTATCTATCCCCTAAGAAAAAAAGTGTCTTATACTTTTCCTGTCACATTGCCTAAGACATCACTTTTATATCCTGTTCCCATATCACTGACCTGTGTTTTATATGACATGTTTTGGTTGTTTTTCTTTTCCACGTTAGCTTTTGAAAACCAAAATTTCTTCATTATGACAAATAAACCAATTAAACTAAAAACGTTCATAAAATTGATATCCATTTTTCTATTTGTTTAATATTTAATTCCAGAAAAAAAACCCGCTTCACAAGCCTGTATCATCTATAATCTTAGGTTCAGAACTGGCCATTTCTAATATTTTTCTAGCTGCGGGATTTGTGTTCATCAAATGAACCTTCATCATCATTTCACCCATAGTTGACGCAAACCTTAACAATAATGATCTTCTGCCTATCCATGGATATTCTATGTCAATTTCACAGATTAATGGATCCAACTCAGGAAATTTGCCTTCTCTGAAAAGTTTGGACATGCCTGTCAAATTCATGCCCAACATAGGATGAATTTTAGCCATTTTTGAGCCATCCCCCCAATATGCTTCAAAAATTGTCATACCCATATTAAACGTCTGAATGACATTATTAACTGAGTTTTGAGAACTCACTATCTCTCTAGCTATACATAAGACCTCTTCACATTCTTGAAGTGAAGCTGTTGGTTTCATTTTAGGCAATCTCGCTGAAACTGAGGGAAATCGCTCACAATAGAGGTTGATCTTATACATAACATCTTTTTTTCTCGCATCTTCTAAATCTCTCATAGCCTTTTCTTTAGATTTGATTATTGAAGTCATCAATTTGTTGGTTATTTGTGTTGGTTGTTGAGTGGGTTGTGGTGGTGGCGGCTGTGGTTGTTGGACAGGTGGTTGTTCATATGATGATGATGATGATGATGATGACGCTATTGCTTCATTAGTAAAATTTTCCGCATCAAATTCTGTGGCCATTTTTTTCCTTTAATTAACTATAGTTCGAATTAGTTTTAAGTATAGAAAAAATTTCTTCTTGATTTCTGGATTTTCCTCTAGGTAATTCACAAACACACCAGCATCTTCCAGGATCTTACGAACAGTAATAGATGGTGAAAACTGTGTAGCCAATTTCGCGACAGGATTCAAATCCTCATTTTCCAGTTCTTGACCATATTTTTCATTTGTTTCTAAAATAATTCCTAAGATCAATTCTTTAGGCACACTATCAACCTTTTTTAAGAGATCATCACCAGACATTTCTGTTACTCCAGCATCTTTAGCCACATTACCCGCAAAAACTATAAATTTTCGGAAATAATGAAGTGCTTGTTCGAATTTATTTTGAAAATTCAGTGTTGACATTAGATAAACAACGCAGACATAAGACCTAAAGCTAAACCTGGAGACCACCATGGTAAATATCCTTTTTCACCTTCCTCTTCATTTCCAAAAAAAAATTCACTGTTAGATACATATATAATTCCACTGACCAAAACGTAAGTAGTCAAAAATCTTTGGACAGGATTGTTTAAGCCAAAGATACTATAAGTTGTTTCCCATAAAGTTAAATCAGACATTAGGTGTTTTTTTCTCTGATAGATAGTAAGAAAAAATAATGGATTCTGGAAGTGTTCCATACCAACCGCTAATACAACCAATACAACCACCATCACAACCGAAACCACCATCATATCCACCACCAATTCATCCACCACCACCACAAAAACCAAACCAATTTATGGAACCTATAACATCAGAGGCCCCAATTGGAATTGAGGTTGAAAATGTCGAAGTGACACCAGAGAATCTAAGATTGATGGACAATACAGGTGATGGATTTTTCCGTTTTCCATATATAGACAAAATATATCTCAGAACTAATCTATCCACTTCTACTATATATACCACTGATCTATAATTTTCAATGGTAAAGATCAATAGACAAAAAAATGAGCTATACAAAAAGGAGCTGTGTTGGTTATAAGCCATATGTGCCACCAATTAAATATGGCGCTAAACTTGTTCCTTCAGATGATGGAGGAGGTCTATTAATTAAAAATGAGGATACTCCATTACCTGATACGGCGGCTAAGACTGAACAAAAGCCAGGAGAGAGTTTAACTTTAGTTCCCACGATTTTATATGATCCACAAGTTTTCACGGCTTATATTCGAGATTATAAAAATTTAAATCCAGACCAAAAAAAGAGTCTCTATAGAACCTTATTGTTGGGTGGTATCCTAGCCGCAGGAGTTTCAATGTGGTTAAATAAATAAATTATTTTCTAGACTTAAATAATAAAGATCAAAAAAAAATGGATACTGTATCATCAGAAAGAGAAGAGAAGATAAAAAACTTGACACCAATAGGACCACCTCTGAGATTGTCTAAATCTATAACCAGAGATATAACTAATAGACCACAGATAGAGCATAGACGATTTAAACCAAGATCACTATATGTTAGAGAATCGCTTATGGAAAGAAGATTAAAAGAACAAATGTATAATAAAGATAATGGTGATTTAGTTTCTTTAATGATAGCGCCACAAGTAGATGATACAAAAAGAAATGAACATGTGGCCTCAACTTCAACTCCTAAAAAACAATTGTGGCAAGTCCAATCCATCTGGACAGTTGTCATTGGGGTTACGGTTCTCTGGGTCATAACCATTGTCGCAAGGAAATTTTAAATAGTATTCACCTGAATCATCTAGACAGTTCATCATATCAAGAAATGCTTCCACTTGTTCAAATTCCAAATGACAACTTCTATCACAATTTTGACAAAATATTCTAAGGCTTTTCCAAGTCATCGTTCTGTTCACTCTTGTCATCAACATCATAATCTTCTCCATCGCCCCGCAGTGTTGACAGTAAATTCTCATATTGTTTTAAATTTCGGTGTTCACACAACTCGAACTCTGGCGGAACTATATTAAGGTGACTAACATCAACAATATCATCAAGTTCATAAGTGTAATTTTCATCATTCACTCTGTCTCCAATATAGTCAAAACCAAATCTTGGACCAAAGCCAAATTCGTCATATGGTTCATAAGCACCATACCAAACTGTCATAAAGAGAACTCTTGGACAAGTGTCACACATTATCATAACTGTTTCATGGCTAGCACTCAAGTTTTGATTATATGCTCTAACTCTAAAATGACCTTCTTGACAAGTATCGCAATTAATAACCATCTTTTTTTTTATATTTGTTAAATTTGGTGTTAACACTGGTGATTAACTAAAAAAATTATTTCCATTATAAAGATCTTCACTATCACCTTCATCTTCATCTTCATCTTCATTGGAAGATTGAAATACATCATTTAAAACACTAGAACTGGAATTATCAGGAGAATTATAAATAGGATGAGGTCTATATATTTCATCAGAGAGATCATCATCATTATCACAGACATCAGGATCACAGACATCAGGCACAGATTCATCATTAATATAATCAATAGCTATGAAGTTGACAACCCAAGAAGGATGAACACTGGATGTTGAACTTGAACGAGCCAAAAAGCCAGTTATTGGAATATTGCCTTCGTTATCACTCATATGACTGGTGTGGATGCCATAATGAGCTTCATATAATCCAAAACTAACAGGTCTTTTAGGAATTTTAAAAACAGCTATACGGGATGTTCCTCTATGAATTCTATTGTTAGGCTCAGAAACTCCCAATAACGCCCTCATAGCCTTGGAAAACGCAGGAGTCGATTGTCTTTTACCACCAGTTCTAATTTGGTGGTCTATGAAGATCCTCCATAATGTTGTCACTTCAATTTCCAATTCTTCATCATCCCATTTAGAAACATCAGGAACACCCTCAATTTTATCTGAACCCAACAATTTGCCAGCTTCAAGACACTGACCCCACCAAACATCACAAGGTTCAGCACAGCCACGACGAAAAGATATCATGATATCAGTGTTAATCAATTCTTTGGGATTCCAATTGGGATCTATCTTCCAATTATACCAAAAATCAGCGATAGCGAGAACACCAGGACACACTTGATCTAAACCTATTCTCCCTTTAGGCAGTTCCATCCATTTATATGTTTTTTCAAAGAAATCTCTATCACATCTGGAGGAGTTATCAGTCTCAAAAATTTGAAAACGCCTATTGTCTTCATTGAATTCATTGAACAATTTACCTTCAGGATTCTTTCGATTAGATAAAATAATATGGTTAGAGAAATTTTCAACGACAATTCGATCAGAATACTTTCTTTCCGCAGTCATCGAATCCGCAGTGATATGCCTTTTCATCGCAGCCTCTTGATTCCAATCTCCACCTTCCTTTTCATCCCAAATAACCAAACCTTTTCCAACCAAGAGAAAATTGAAGTGGTTCAAATCATCACTTGACCCAGCGATATAAGCCAATGAGTTTCCATAAATTCCAGCTATTGGATCCACAGTTAAATTTTTTCCAGTTCCTTGTTCACCTAATAATACCATGCACACTCCAAGCTTTTGACCAGGATGTTGAACTAAACTTGCTAGGAAATTGAACCCCCATCTCGCATTTTCTTCTGTTCTAAAGATTCTTTGAGCCAGAAACATCATGTAATCTTTGATACTATAGTTTTGGGTTACATGTTTTCCAGCCCATCCAACAGCTCTTTCTTTAGTGATTACCACATTTCCCCAAATATTAAGAGAGTCCTTGACAATATCTGGATTTTCATTTGGGAAAGGACAGACAACAACAGAATGAAACTTGAGTCTTCTTGTCGAAGTTGACCATACTTTAAATGGCTTGAAGTTTCTTTGTTTAGATCTCTTGTGACCATTTCCTTGAATTCCAACAGGCCATGGATAATCCATCAATTCACCAGGAGCTAACAGACTTTTCATGTCAATTTCTTTAATGGGATTAACAAAAGGACTTGGTGAACTGTGAGAAATATATCTTCTCCAAATGGAAGGTGTTGGAGTGTCCACAAAAGCGAAGAATTTATTCATGTAAGGCATTATAGAATCAGCCAGAATTTCCCAAATCTCATTTCCCAAAACATCTCTTCTTTGACAAGCATTATTATAACCATTTTCCATTAATTGTTTCAATCTGACAATGTTGAAGTTTTCATTATGTTTCAGGAAATTTGTTTTTTCATTTTGATCTGGCTCCAAATCAAGAGGAGGAGGTGGTGGTGGTGGTGGAAGAACAGGATGTTGACGAACAATATCATGTGGTTGGGAACAAAGATCCATCAGAGGAACAGAATTTCCATGTGGAACATAATCACCATTATTTACTAAGAAGTTAGGGTCAAAATCAATATCAATAACATCAGTAAGAACATCATGAAGATCATAAAGAGGTCTCAATGTAACAGCTTTAAATTGGTTCAAACTTCCAATGCTTTTGGCCCAAATTGTTGGTTGGTCAGTGGAATTATTATACATTTTAATCATTTTCTCATCCCAAACATATCTCGTAGTATAAGGTCTATGTTGATATTGGCCATTAATAATTTTGTCACAGAACAAACCTCTCAAATATTGACAGTCTGTCTCTATTTCCCAAGGATATTCCGCTGATCCATTGTTTTCAAGAAATCTTTTGAAGATCTGTGGCCACTTTACTCGAGATGCTAACAAGAAAGGAAAGATTATATGATAGGCCGCAATATTGTCCATATTCATTCTTCTGGATCCCAGAATCCAAAATTGACCAATGTCGATCTTCAATTTTATTTCGTTCAATCTTTGTTGAACTTCGAGCCCACTATACATCTCTTCTAAGATAGGATTGAGATACCAGCCACTGGAGTTCACTCTATCTTTTGTTATAATGTGGTTTTCCAAATCACTCAGCCACAAGCCATCATCAGCAGAATGTCTTTGTATGAAATCCAGCATAAATGTTCTCAAATGCCTTCCAAACTGAATTATATTTTCCAATGTTACAAGAGGATCACCCAATTTTTTATTAACATCAATGTCCAAAAATGGTTTTGTGATTTTGTTTATTCTTTCACATAATGTCGATCGATTATCAATAAAGGAAAAGGATTTCACAATATGATCTGCTAAAACTAACAATTCGCGATCTGGAATTTCATAATACTGAAAGAATTTATCATTGAAAGTATGATGGGTAGCTTTGTTTTTGTCTAAGCCAGAAGAGATTTCATATTTTTTTAAAAATTTTTCAAAAGAATCAGTGTTCCACATATTTAAAAATTGATAATTAATATCAACTAAATTCCAAAAAAATTAAGAAAAATATGACGGAAAATATTTTATTTTTAATTTGAAAATTTGTTTTAAATGACGTAATAATATATCGTTCAAAAAAAGGTCGTTAAAAAAATTAACTCAAATTTTTTGAGTGAGAGTTCAAATCAGAATAAATTTTGCCGAAAAAATAAATTTAATTAATAATTTTTTTTGGTGTTATGGTTAGATGGTTAATGTTATGGTTTTCAAATATTTGTCTGTGAGATCAAACCCAACAAAATCCATATTTTATATCATAAGATAGATATATCTTAACCTGAGATTACGTCATAAAAAATCAGTGTGTTTTTTATTTTGAACGTTATGATTTTATTCTTTTTTTTATTGTTTTTTTGAAATCAATGGCATCAACAACATTCATATCCGACGATCACGGCGATTACATCGTAATCGATCATGCTTTTATTGACATCGATATGAACAAAATGGCTTACATCATGGGAACTTTGGGCCTAACGCTTGCATCGATCGAAGCAGTAAAACCGATTAATTTGGGCCGTCATGTTGCTTTCAGAACGAAACAAAAAGCGATGTTCGTAAAAGAAAAATTTAACAAGACTGGTAATACGATATATTACAACGGTGAAATTTGGCAAATAATTCCAAGAATTGTTGGGAGTTTCTAATTTTACGTGAAAATTGGAATGGTGAAAGTGATGGTGATGAGTTAGGGTTAGGGTTTGATGAAGTTTTGATGAAATAAACGCAATAATGTCTTCTTTTTTTTATTTTTTTAATATTTTTTTTGTTCGTATTTTTTTTTTTAATTTTTTAAATGTTCGTATTTTTTTTTTATTTTTTTAATAGTAAAAATAATAATAAAAATAATAATAAAAATAATAATAATAATAATAATAATAATAAAAATAATTATTTCTTTTGTTTATTTAATTTTTATTGTTCGTATTTTTTAAAAAGTTAAAAAAACTTCATCCTTTTTTGAGGACAGCACATTTTAGCGACTATTTGGCGATGAGTAACCTTTTCTTTTTTGGGTGGTGGTGGTGGTGGTGGTGGCATTTGAAGCTTTTCCATCAAGAACAATTTTTTCGCTAAAGGAGGAAACACGTGCGCTAATTTGATCAGAAAATGATCTGTGTCGTTGTTCTTTTTGATCTCGTTCAGATCGAATTTGAGGAAATCCAGCTCGTAGATGTTTTCGTAGAAAATTAAATTGATTGTTTGGATCAGTTCGAGACGCTCATTGATTTTTAATTCGCGATCCATTAAAAATAAAAAAAAAATAAAAGAAATAATGTATTTCGTTCATTGAAAAGAAATAATAAAATTCCTATGCAGCTCCCCCCCAACTCCTTCTAGTCCAAGAGTCCGCTAGTGGCTCCAGGACTGGATTGAGTTGAGGAAGGTCTGCATAGCGATATAACTAACCTAACATGATTGATTTATTTCTTAACACTATATTAATACCACAATGAATAGAGTTTATCACATTGTTCATCCAACCACACAAATTAGACCATCTAATATTCCTAATGCCGGGAATGGCGTTTTTGCTGTGGCCGTTCCTGATGAGAGATATGTCGTTTATAAAAAGGATGAACAAATTACAACTTATCCTGGTGAAATTATAGATGAAGAAACTAAAAACAAAAGATATCCTGGTGATGTTGATGCCACTTATGTTATACAAATAAATGATGATATACCTCATGAGTATCTAGATCCCACTGATGAGATCTATAAAGATCATCATGGTCATTATATCAATTCTCCTCCTTTTAACACTCCTCCGAATGTTGAATTTCGTAATATTACCGGCACTAAAATTGTTGAAATAGTAGCACTAAGAAATATTATTCATAATGAAGAACTATATGTCAAGTATGGAAATGGACCCTTGGTAAATGGTTGTCAATATGAAGATGGTAATTGTCAGGCTCCATCATCTCCTCCATATCAAGCTGTGTCTTCCCCACCTTCTCCACTTTCTCCACTTTCTCCACCATCCCCACCACCAGTAAGAAGGAAAAGATTATTTAAAGTTAAAAAACAACACCAAGACTTGGAATATTACAATTTGGACAATCAGGGAAATGAAATTAATACCAAAGTTATAATAGATTTAACTAGTGATAATGATTAAAGATTTTCCAACATTAACACTAAATATTGAAATATGAAGAAATATTTACTTACAAAGAAAACACAACCCAAAAAAAAATCTGTTCCCACTGAAGACCCCATTGTCGATATGTGTGAATCGCCACCAACACAACCAAAATCAAAATGTTGTGGAAGACCCAAAAAACATGTTCCAAAAGCTATTCCAGCTTCTGAACCAAGAGTTGCTAAAAAGAGATTTCCCAAAATGTTCAAGCCAAATAAAACTGGAAGACCGTCCAAATCTGGTGTTAGTGGCTTCGCTGATTTAGTGTGGAATAAGAAATATGATGATAATTAATTCGTGTTAAACACTGAATTTATAATATATATATATTAACATGAATCAAAGACAAGGTGAAGAATGGTTAAAACAAAGATATAATGCGATTACTGGAACTGATGTGGCTAAAATTATTGGTGTTGATGAAACATTATCCAGAGTGAAATTATTTGACTCAAAGTGCCGGGAAATCGATCCACTGGCCAATGCTAATACTTACACAAGAGATCTCCTAAATAAAGGCTTAAGATATGAACCAGTGGCTAAAGAAGATTTTATAAAATGGTTCAAACACAGAGGATATGATGTTTTCTATACTCCTCACGATACTTATAAATGGTTTTGTGGAACACCTGATTATATAGCTGAAGATAATAATGAAAAGATAGTTCTTGAAATTAAAACACATTTTTACCCACAAGACAATTTTGCGAGACCTTATTATTCCCCCACCCAAATCCCACTTAAACATTGGACACAAGTTCAAGCATATATGGAAATTTTAAATTTTCAAACTGGCATGTTGTGGTCTTGGACTATAAAAAATGGTTTTTCCTGTTTTGAAATTAAAAGAGACAAGGAGTTCTTCCAGAAAGAAGTTATGCCAAAGTTGAAATCATTTTATGATCTTTTAGTCCATTATAAGCCAATGGTCGATTCCAATGAATATAAAAATATTTTAAATAAACTCAGATTCCAAAAGGGAGAAAGGGAGAGTATGTCTCAAGTTGTGAGGACCAGACTTTTGTTGACTACCGAGCCTTTGTTGGTTGCTACACCTCCTCCTGAAAGTCTCGATTTGACGTCTGAGTCTTCTAATTTCCAGATCCATCTCAACAGGCTCTCTTCTAACCAACAAACTAATTAATCTTTGTTTTTCTCTTATAGTCTCCATTTTTCTTACTTTATTACCAAGAAAAACTAAATAGACATAATGGGCAATAAAGCTATGAAGGAAAAAAAGGAACAACTTAAAATGGCTGAGATGAATGCTCAGATTAAAGATTTGAATGAGAATGGTGTAGGAAAATCAAAAACTGAAATGTGGGGTAGTGCGTTAATAGAATCCGCTATAGTCGCCACAATCGCCGTGGCTCTAGCATATCTTGGTCTGGATTTATTATTAGCGACTTTGTTAAACCAGTTCATACCAATGCCAGTTGAAATATTAAGACCAATGATTTTTGGAACACTCATGTTTATCACAGAGTTTATATATGACATAGTGTTAATTTATTCCGATTAAATAAACATAACCATAAAAGATATGAATATTATATTTTTGATTATAGTCTGGCCTATCATTTTTGTATTTTGGAAACTTGGCTTATTAAGTTTGCTTTGGAGTATAGTTAAAACATTTATTCAACCATTTATTCCAATCAAATTTTAAAAAGATATAAATATCTTCTGACGTCATAAATGGACGTGTGGACGTGTGTTTTTGCCAAAAAGTTTTAAAAATGTGTCCAAGTCCGGTGACGTCATCAAGATAGTGAATTTTCAAAACAGATATATTTTTTTCAAATGAATGGAAAATTCAGTTTAGATAAACACTAAAAATTCAAATGGCAAATCCACAAGAAGAAAATAAAACCCCAGAAAAAGATATATTTAGAAATGTTAGGGTTACAACATATGAACCAGGTAGTTATGAGAAATCTGGTGGACCAATAGATGTGACTGTATTTTATCAGGATGGCGTCAAGGAATTTAATCAAGCTTTATGGGATATATTTCACAGGAAATTTATAGGTGGGACAGTGACTGTTGAAGAAAGATGTAAATTTTACAGGAATGGTGAAGTCATAAGAATACCTAAAGAACAAAGAGATCGGAGACTCAGAATGTTTTTTATGTCTTCACTTGACCAGATATTTGATAATGTTATAGGCAGATATGATCTTAAAGAACACAAAATGTCCATAGATTTAATAATTAGTCCATATGAACAATCGACTCGTCATCATAATTCCCCCTTGGATAATTATCTGTGTTAGTGGTTAGATGAAATGTCAACTCAGAAATTTGAATATTTACCACCACCAAGTTGTCATTTTTGTGGTCAGTTTAGAAGAACAAACTTAAAAGAATGTCTAGTTTGTGGTTATAAATTATGTATTTTTTGTCATAGTGATGTGAAAAATGAATTAAAACGGAGAGGAAAAGATGTTTTATGTCCATGTTGTAATTCAATTTCTCATTATAAAAATCTTAGTATTATATGACGTCATATGAATGAAATGAATTTTTCTTCTTTTCTTCCCCTTTTTTAAAAATGGCCGTTGTAATTTATGATAATGAATTTAGAGCATTTTTTGATGATGATATTGATTTCATAGCCATTAAAAATGAATTCTTCCAAAATAACAATTTAGTGACATTAGATCAGAGCGATTGTTTAAAGAAGTGGAAAGCTTGGATTATTCCAGACGCTAAAGAGAAAGGCTATAATTTGAACGTTAGAGGATCCCAAGTAGCTGGTTTATTTAAAATGTGGTCCTATTACCAAGAAGAGGAATATTTTTATGGCCCAGTTTTATTCACCCATTGTTATTATCCATTTAAAACTTTGCCTCTCTATTCCATTAGAAGACTGGCCAAGACTTTAAGGGATATGAGAAAATATTATGATTTGGAAGGAAATTATGTTGAACCTGAACCTGTGAAAAAAAGAGTCTATACCAGAAGAGTGACGCCTGGAAAGAGAAAAGAATATAAGAAGAAAGTTAAGCCTATTGGACAACCACCACCAATTAAAAGAAAGAGAGTTTATAAAAAAGATGATTTAAGTTCTTTACGCCAAGTTGATGTTTTAAGTGGTGGTTGTGACATTTAGGGTTTATTTGGCCACAATATTTTTTCTGGTTGACCACTTTCTTTTAGTGGCACAACCCAATATTCCTCACCATGACTATCTTTATATAAATAAAAACTTTTCTTCAAAGTAATCTCTATTTTTTTGTCTTCTTGCTCTTTTTTTGGCTCTGGCTTCTTTTTAAAACTAGTAATTTTAATTAAGTCGCCTATTAACTTTTCAGTCAAAATTTTGAATGGCTCATAAAGATTTATGACTAATTTGGTGGAGATAACAGTTGTTGGTAATTTTATCCCCATTTGTAGTAATTTGGAGTAAACTTCTGGTAAAATGTTAGGGCTATTTGCTGCTACAACAATAGGAATGTTACTAATATTTTTGATGATATTTTCCCACTGAGAGATATAATTTTCTGAGCTTCCAACAGTTTCATCACACATAATTATAGCACAATCAGCGCCTTTTATATCCTGAATAAGTCTAATATCATATTTAATTTCTTTAAGATGAAAATTAATGTCGACATTACTAAGATATCTAATTTCTTTTTGATGTAAATTAGTGTCGACATTGTTATTTATTACAAAAATAACATCGCCTTCATCAGCTGTTTGAGAATTATTAGATTTGACAAAATCCCCAGTAGTTAGAAGTCTAATGAAATTAGATTTACCAACACCACTATCACCAACAATAATACAGTTAAATATTTTTTTTTTAGTTGTTGTTGTTGTTGTTGCCATTTTTAATTTGAAATTTTAGTGTTTATATTAAATTAAATTAAAATATATAGGAATATATAAAGCTGGAAAATGTATTTGGATGGTAGTCATTAAAATTTTAGTGTTTATATTTTTAACCTATAATGATTTTTAACTATAGTTAAATAGTATAATTTTTATGTCTAATTTGATGAAAAACTTGTCAAAAACCTTCATAAAATATTCAAAAGTTTTAAAAAAACCGTTTCATTTTTTGACTTTTCTGAAACGTCATATGACGTAAAAATATCAACTCCTATATAGGACTTGATTTTAACTTGAACTCCTGACGTCATTGGACTTGAATTCAATTGAACTAATTAGAATATTCCTCTGGGTGAGATTTGTGAAAGATTTATTAGTTAGTTCATATCTTTTTAATTTATATATATAGAAATATCTTTCTCTGTTCTAAATATTTTGAATAGTCAATTGAACTTGAGTCACCAGGCACTCTTTCTTCGTCAGTATCAATTTCAACTTCACTTTCACTATCACTATCATCATCAGCATTATCAATTCCTCCGAGTTCATCAAATGGATTTTCTCTTTTTGACGTCATATCTTTTTAATTTATATATTTAGAAATTTATTCAACTCTTCTAATTTATCTAATTAGAATTAGGATTATCTTCCTTTTCTTTCTTCTTCTTTTTTGCTATATAATCTTGTGTGATCACGGACAATGTATCTGCCCAATTTAATATTTCGTTGAAATATGTTTCAATTTTTCCAACAATGACAGATTGAAAATTATATTCCCAATTTTGATTTATGAGGAAATTACCATCACTCTCAATTCTTGCTTGTTTAAACTCCGTTGCTTTCCGGGTCGTAAGTGGTGCCATGTAGAATATATTCGATATCATGTCGTTGGCTTTAGTTATTAATAGCTTTAGATCATTTTTATCTTTATTGATCTTAGTTTCTAGTTTAGATATTTTGGAATCAAAATGATCTAATTCTTCCTGTCTTGAGTTAAAATATCTATTGGAAGGACCCATTCTAACTTTATGCATCAGACTATAGCCATGGCTTGATGATCTGAGACTTATATAGTCTTGAAGACTTTCATTCTCATCTTTTAAATGAGCTAAAATCGCTTTTCCACGTTGTATAACACTCACAAACTCATCTCTAATTGATCCAGTGATATTTTCAGGTTCAATCATCTGAAAAGGTCCAGTTCTGTCATATTTTTCTTCTTTTTCTTGATTGAATTGTGTTGGCTCTCTTCCATCATTCTCACTATCATTATCACTAGCAATATCATCATCTTCATAAACGTCTAATTTCTTAGCTGTTAATTTTGGTTTCTTAGCTGGAAAGTCAAATGGAATTGGAATTGGACGAATTATGTCGACATCATCAACTGCCATGTCATCGTCATCATCAGGATTATATATGTTTGTTAACTCCCCAAATGAATGACCTCCTCTTCTTCTTCTTCTTCTCTCTGCCATATCTTTTTAATTTATATATTTAGAAATTAAATGTCTTAAATTTCCTCTGGTGGCTGTGCATGATATTTATCAGGTGCCATTTGAACTAGAATATTATACAACTGATTTTTTGAATCAGTGAAAAAATGTTTATATCTGTGAATAATAATTGGAAGATCATCATAATATTCCACTTTACTATCTTTTATTAGTAATTTTATCCAACGAAGAAGCCTAGTTATTTCATCTACATATTTCCGGTTACGTTCTTCATCATGACTTCTATCTCTAAATTTTAAGCCAATTCCATACAATGTTCTATAAGCTGTGTCTAATAGTGGCACCAATTCTTCATCTATATCTTTATGTAGCTGGTCCATATCATGAGATGTCTTATAATGTGCTGTTATTTTCAAAAAATTATCATGTGTAGCTGTTTTTAATTTTTCCATTTCGTCTCTACCACACTTCACATCATCAATTAACTTTCTATCACGAGCCATAATATCTGAACTCGAAGGAATATATTCCCAACAATTATGGATTATTTCATCATCACTTTCACTTTCACTATTACTATCAATTTCACTTTCACTATCATCATCGGGATTATAAATTCCTCCGAGTTCACCAAATGGATTTTCTCTTTTTGACGTCATATATTTTTAATTTATATATTTAGAAATTAAATGTCATAAATTTCCTCTGGTGGATGTCTATCTAAATCGCCTGTTTAAATCCGCATGGCGTAACCATACATCTATCACTGTTATAACTTGTTCAAAAAAGTTAATAAATTTCTCTAGATGATTAATAATATTGGCACCAGAGCTAAACATACCATTATATACAATATGATTATAATCACTTTGATACATCAGGCTTTCATGATATTCAATCAAATCTGTGATCTGATCCCTAATTGGTGCGTGTAATTGACGATCATCAATAAATGATACTTTTAACATTTCTTCCAATAATTTCTTAGCTTCAGCGGTCATTGTTCTTATTTCCATCAAGGGTGTGTTCACTGTCTCTGCTAACATTTCTTTAGTGCCCTCAAGTTCTATTTTACGATCAAGACGTTCATTGCCATGTTTCTTATTAACTTCACGTTTTGCTTCCAAAATTTGTTCTTGAGCCTCTCTGTATAAGCCATACACTTCTTTACCTTTAATTCTAGCACTGGTCATAAGTTTTAACACTTGATGTTTGATACTAACCACTAACAATTCATCATTGGTTTTAGGGTTCTTGTAATCAATTCTATCATTACTCTGTTCTAAATATTTTGGATAGTCAATTGAACCTGATCTACCAGGCACTCTTTCTTCGTCATTATCAATTTCAAATTCACTTTCATTATCCACAGCGACAGGGAGTAAGAGTGGGTTAGGATATGTGGGTAGAGATTCACCTTCACTTTCACTATCATCATCAGGATTATAAATTCCTCCGAGTTCACCAAATGGATTTTTCCTTTTCTCAGCCATATCTATGGTATGTGTTTAGAAATATTTCATTGAATTGTCGTGAGCCAATCCTCAACTGCGCGCATGATATACTGAAAATATAAATTATTTTCTTCAAGTTCTTCATCATTGAGATCATACCCCCGGATAGACAATTGGTGATCTCTAACATTGTTCATATCACTTATGAATTCTGAATAGTGTGTTCGGGCATTAGGTGGTGTCATGCGGTAAAGATCATACATCAAGTCATGGGCTTTAGTTACGAGTTCTTTCATTTCCTGTGAATATTTATATATTTTTATTCTTTCTTTACTCGATTTATAAGACAAATGGTCCATTTCATTCTGAGTGTGGGCAAACATTGTATTAGAAGGCCCAGCTCTAATCTTTGGAACCAATACAGACCCCATGATTTCGTGACGCCTAGTTGAATGTTCTTCATAAGTCTCATGAAGATCTTTCATCATAGATCTAATATCACTAGCACGTTTAACTAATTTCTTTAATTCATCTCTGATTGATCTAGCCATATCTCCAGGTTCAATCATCTGAAAAGGTTCAGTTCTGTCATATTTTTCTTCTTTTTCTTCATTAAATTGTGTTGGCTCTCTTTCATCATTCTCACTATCATTATCACTATCAGAATCACCTTCAAAAACTTCTAATTTGTTAGCTGTCAATTTTGGTTTCTTAGCTGGAATTTCGAGTCGAATTGGAATTGGACGAATTATGTCCTCATCATTCTCCTCCATATCATCATCAGGATTATATATGTTTGTTAACTCGCCAAATGAATTTCCTCTATGACCACCTCTTTTTCTTCTTTTTCTCTCTGCCATTTCTTTTAATTCATATATTTAGAAATTAAAAGTGTGTGAATGAAATGAATTATTAGTTTTTTCTTCCCCTTTTTTTAAAAAAATGGAATTTCATCTTAGTTTTGATCAGAGGAAAAATTTATGGTTAGAACATCCAATTATTGATATGGATTTGATTTTTCACCCTGTCACTGATAACGTTAAAGTTTCCTTCTTGAGAGAATATGTGGATCCATATATGGCGAAGTATGGCTATGAAAGAGTCGAGGGAACTATAATCACACCATATCGTCCAGCTACCTGTTGTCCAGTTTATATCAAAAAAGCATATGTTGATTTCAAAGGTGATATTTATGAATGTGGAAAGAAGGTTACTCTAAATTAAACTGTCTCAATAGTTGGTAATGGTGACGGTGGTGGTGGTATTGGTATTGGTATTGGTTGTGGTGGTGTCAAAGTTTTCTTCTCAACTGGGGTAATTGAGAATCCTCCCCCACAACATTGAGATCTAAAATTAACAGACATTAAAACAGAATTAAGTCCAGTTAGAATCAAATTAACTATTAATAAAATTTCTGTTGGTGTCATCTTTTTCTTATTTCTTTACCTCGGAAAAATATTTAAAATGCGGGAGATAAACTTCTCATGGATTGACGAGCCATAAACTTCTTAGATGGTTTTCTAGGTCCAAAATGTCTTCTCTTTCTCAAACCTTGAGTCATTCTCACAGTTCCAACAGGACCATGTTTGTGAAAACGACAATGAGCAACAGATGGTCGGACCTTTATTCGACATTTGTGACCTGATTGGGTGTGAACATCACAAGAATGAGAAAGAGGTTTTGGGGAGCCACTTCTTTTATGAGAAACTCGCCTTTTTTTTGAATGACCATCATGTTGAAGTTTATAAATAGCCGATTTAGATGGGTGGGACATGGATTTCATTAAATATTTTCTTAATTTTGACATTCTTTTGGTATTTTTTTGGTATTCTTTTGGTATTATTATCAGAAAAAAAAAAGTCAATGATAATGAACTCCAGTTTTTAGTTTATCTAATTCATTTCGTCTTTTTCTTGAACCTTTTTTCACACTTTTCACATTAGATTTTGAGATATTTAACTTTAAGCCTTTGTTGTGTAAATACCAACTCCAACCTTTCAATGTGTTTCTTCTTGGCATTTTTTTTATTTGTCTTTATTAAGATAGTTCAGAAAATAAATATTGATAATATAAAGTTCTTATAATTCTATAAATGTCTTTATGACTATCATAATAATATTTTGTATAATGTCTCAAAGTCTTTAAATTTGATATTTTCGGTCTTTTTGATGTCATATCTTATCATTTAACTATGACAGAATATTTAAATTCCATAAGAGATGGTCCATGGCTGGAAATTCCATTCCAAACTGCCTGTGAAATTGGCTGGTGCGGCATCTGATGTGAATATATATAAAGTTAATGTGCCATCTGTTTCAATTTTGACATTAGCTATGTGGAAACCACCTCCAACAGTTTTATAACAAAAAATCATTTTGTTGAGTTCAACACTAGGTCTTAAACTGGCTGGAAGAACAGTGTCAAATTCGTAATTTTCACCACTAGCATCAGTTGTTGGACTAAATGTGGTTTTAGTGTATAGTGTTACCAAATCACCAATTAAATTCCAATTTAAATCTTGAGCTGTCCCACCACCTCCAGTCACAGATCCCACCCAATTACCAGACAGAACGGTGGAATAAAAATCCTCCAACCTTGTGACATCTGAGTCAAGAACTGGTGCGGTTTCGCATTTGATATTATCAGAAACTATGAGCTCTTTAGCATGTGCTCTCCCGTCAACATAAATATCTCGAGTAGTAGTCAAACCAAAATTGAGAATTCCAGTGACTTTATAACCATGAGTATAGTCGGCTATATGACTATATTTGTTCCAAATCACCAAATCACAAATTTTAAAATCAGGATAATTTGTCATAACACCAGAACCAGAGTATAAGTCACCAATCATGAAGTAATCCACAGCTGTTCTGCCGATGCCTAAACTGGAAAGGCCTGAGCCAACTGTTGTGCCATCAACAAAAATAAACACGAGATATCCATCATGAGAAACATCACAATCAAATTCAAGTTCATATTCTGTGTCGGCTACCGGTGACCACGCAGATGTCGATGTCACATCAATAATCGCCGCAGTTCCGGCCGAATCCAATACATAAAGTGCTAATTTACCATCACCACCATGTTTGAAATACCAAAGATTTAAATCACTTCCCACTGTCCCAGAACTGAAAATAATTTGATTGGCGGATGGTGTGCCTGAATAGAGAGGTGTGTATTTACATCTTAATGATAGTGGTCCCAACAAAGAAGCTATATTTTTAGCTGAGTAATTGACATGACGATTAGCTGATAATGTCATTTTCCTATCACTAAGCACTGGGTCACTAAAACTTAACAAATATGAATCAAGAGGACAAACTTCAGCTTCTCTCTGGTTGGAATAGGTAGCGATGAAAGCCGCATCATACATTTCAGTTAAATTAACACCCACTGTGATGGTATCTAAAGTGTTAGCTTCAGTCAAATAAGCTGTCATATCTCCAAGTCTCATGACATCAGTATTAACACTTGGCGCAATTTCACAAGTCATATTATTAGCCCACATTCTTTTAGATGAGCCAATTCCACCACTCACAACTAAACCACCAGTAGTTTTTGATGAACTCTCAGTCGTGTTTAAAACATTCAGAATATCAGTCGAATCAATATTAACGTCATTCCCACTCGAGTTAACAGTTAAATCCCCACCAGCGTCTAATGAAATAGTTCCAGTCTCGGCACCATTAACCAAAGTTAAAGTTGATCCACCTGGAGTGACGGCTAAATCGGTTAATCTAACAACATCGGTAGCGACACTTGGCACAGTTTCACAAGTCATATTTAATGCGGTTATTCTTTTAGATGAGCCAATACCACCAAAGACAGTCATAGCCGCACTTGTCTTACTTGTTGACTCCAATGGATTGGTAAATGTGACTAAACCTGGACATGTCACACTATCAACATTAGCTATTCCATATGAATCAATGCCAAAAACAGTAGAGTCAGTTATGTCATAAGCTGTTGTGTAACGGTTAGTATTGCCTATGACCAAGTCACGAATGAAGTTATCACTTGTTCCTGATGAAGTGCCTCCAACATATAATTCTGTAGTGCCAGTTCGACCAACAGCTGAATAAGTGTCGGGTGATCCCATAGACACACCATCCTTCCACCAGAATGTGTTGTTGTGAGTGGTTAAATCAAAACTAACAACAATTTCATATTCTTGTCCAGCTATGCAAGTAGTCCAATTAACGCTGGCTCCTGCATAGATTGATGCTCCCGCTGAATCCCAAAATCTCAAATCTAACCCTCCTGATGTGGCATAATGGCTCACTCTAATTTGACTTTCGTTACCAGCTCCAATCTTCATTACTATCATATTTTGGCCAGTAGCTGGTATGTTTGAATAATTCGGTGTGTATTTAAATCTTATATAGCCTTGGTTAGTCATAGTTGATAGAGAATTGGTAGTGTCGAATGTGACATATTTTCCTAAAGTTGGTCCAGAACAGTCCAATTTGTTATTTGTGATACAAGCACCACCATATGATGTGGCCAAAAGTCCATCGGTCGCTGATATCGTGGTATTGGCATTTATGGAGTTTCTAAAAGACGCAATGAAAAGCGCACTATTGAGATTATTGCCACTTAACATTCCCGCACCGACATTTATACTTCTGGATATCGTCACTTTGTCTGTTGGGTGAATAATAATATCATTTCCAGTTGAGTTAATAGTCAAATCACCACCAGCGTCAACAGACAAATTAGTTGATGTCGCACCATTTTTTAAAGTTAAACTAGATCCGAAAGTTGGAGTTTTAGCTGAGAGTGTTGTGGCGCTATCCAAATCTGTCAAACGAACAACGTCAGTAGTCGCTGATGGAGCCGTTTCACTGGTCACATTTAGCGCTGTTAGTCTTTTAGCGACACCAACACCACCACTCACCACTAAACCACCAGTAGTTTTTGATGAGCTTTCTGTTGTGTTTAAAACTTTCAGAACATCAGTTGAGTCAATATTCACGTCATTACCACTGGCGTTAATTGTTAAATCACCTCCAGCATCAAGAGAAATAGTTCCAGTCTCCACACCATTATTTAAGACCAATGATGTTCCCAAAGTGGTAGTGCCAGTGACAGATAAATTGAGAGTATTGACAGTGTCACCAACCGTCACAGATTTATCAACACCAATACCACCACTCACCACCAAACCTCCTGTCGTTGACGAAGTTGATTGAGTTGTGTTTAAAACATTCAGAACATCACTTGAGTCAATATTGACATCATTTCCACTCGCATCAATTGTTAAATCACCTCCAGCGTCAAGAGAAATAGTTCCTGTCTCAGCGCCATTATTTAAGACCAATGAAGTTCCCAAAGTGGTAGTGCCAGTGACAGATAAATTGAGAGTATTGACAGTGTCACCAACCGTCACAGATTTATCAACACCAATACCACCCAAAGTCTGGATTGATCCCGTGATACTTGATGTTGAATCTGTTGTGTCTGTTGTGGTTATGACGCCATCACTGACAATAGATTTGACCGCATCAGCTAATAATCCAACACCCAACCTTTCAAATGATGGAAATGCGGTCCTTCTTAGATCTTGTTGTGCGTGTGGATCATAACTAATCGCATCCAAGTGTGCGTCAATTTCGTCATGATCATGGTTTCCTCCCCCATATAAAGACTTATGAGAAATAATTGAATCAATATAATTTGTTCTATTCATCTTTTCTATCTAATCTCTATGATTTGAAAAAAAAAATAGTGGCCTAAATAGTTTTGTCATATGAGATCATACAAGAATACCAGCCAACATTGACACTAGCTGTGAAATTTCCAGCGACATTGGTAGCTCCAGTTATGGGTTGAATTGTCAAGACACCTCTTCCCGCACCACTACCAGTTCCAGTCAATGTCCATTTACCTAACAAGTTTGCGCCCTGTGTAGCATCATGAACCATTAACAGACCAGTTTTATCAGTCACAGGCAAAATTGAATCAGGAAGTTGTTGTGCTGTTGCGAGAGATGTGACATTGTCTATAGTCCCCCCTGCGCCAGAACTAGTCAAGTTTCCACTAGCTGGTAATTGGAGATGAACTTCACTGCCAAACTCAGTGACCATGATAGGAATTGATCCAGTCGCAGCGGCTAGTCCAGCGCCTTGGAATATTTGGGGATAGACATAATGTCTAGTATGAACTCTTCCTAATCTATCCACTTGAAACATGGTATGATGACCAACTGATAGAACAATTCCATCAGATTTTTGTTGGTAAACTGAATGATTTTCCAATCCGTCGTCATCAAAATCGGCTGGAAGAGCACCTGTTCTTGTCATGTATGGCACTTTATGATAAACTGAACCCGCACCACCAACTGGAGGAAATGTTTCTGCCATTTTTTATATGTGTGTGTTTTAAGTTCTTTAATTAAACTGACAGAAAAAAAAGTTATATGTTTTAATTAACTACTCATATATATAATCAGACCAACCGCAACTATAGCTACGCCACCTATAATATAATATTTCATATTATTGGACTTATCTGGGTTCTCTAAATCATCTGTCGAATATGGCAATAATCTATCTGTACTGGTTGGTGTTCCGCCAACACCAAACCCAAGTAATACTGGATCCTTATTGTTATTCTTATTGGTATTAACATCATTTCTTTGTTTCGGTGTTTCATTTGGATTGACAAAAGGCTCAATTTTTACTGGAGGTTTGGGCATTGGTGACACGTCTGATTGAAAAGTTTCAAACAATGTTATTCCGGAGCCAACAGCTATGCCTAATGCGAAAAAATGCTTCGCAAGTGTAGAATTAATAAAATTTAAGTCATTGCCAGTTATTCTATCTTTGCCAACAAATGTTTCCAATTCACGATAAGTTGATCTCAAATCACCATTGATGTTATACACTGAGCTGTTTATATCTTTTCTTAGATTTTGATAGTTGGTATCAGCATACATTTTACCAGCATCCAAGCCTGATAGGAACTTTTTATCGATTCCACCATACCATGCGCCTATGACTTTCGTGATATCAATTATTTTAGTTCTGACATTCATAAATTGGACTAGAGTGAGAGCGTCTGGAGCTGATACTGCGTTCTTCACATGATTTCTTAAAGATTTTTCCATATCAGGTCTTGAATCAAGTTTCGAGAATGCTACTAGTTCCGACATTTACATTTTATATATATGACCAGAAAAAAATTTTTTTTTAAAATGTTTGTTGAATTGTTTCATCCAAGTGATTCAAATACACATAGGCCACTAAAGCCACAACCAATCCAGTCGCTAGACCATTAGCATACTGACCTGGAATCAAGCCAGATAACATTGAACTGACTGGAACACCAATCATGCTATCAACTCCAAAACTGTTAATCAAAGCTACAGAAAAGCCTAAACCCAATGCTCTTTTAATCTCAGGTGTTAATAATGGTTCTTTAATTTCGGTTGTCATTTTTTGGTTATTTAGTTGTCTATTTATGTGGTTTAGAAAAAAAAGGTTGTTATTAACGACCTCCTTCTACTATCCGCGAGATTTTTCCACCTATTTTTGACGCGACATGTTCCATCACTTTCACATCAAGATATGCCATGTATATAAACACAACACCCCCGATCAATAAGCCAGTAGTCAAGCCAGACGTCATATTACCAGCTGGAAGGAAACTGGACAACATATTACTAACAGGTCCAGTTATCATCTTATCAATTCCAAAACTATAGATGCCAGATATTACTACTGCGAGTCCTGCGGCTCTTATTCCTTCGAAAAGTAATTTACCTCGCCATTCATGATCAGATTTGGTCGATATAGTTGAAATTTTTGATTCTTCTACTTCAAGATTTGCCATTTGTTGTTCTATATATATATAAAACGAAAATTTTTATTAGTTTAATTGTTTTTGGACTGTGTCATCTAGATAAAGAAAATAGCCATATAATATAGCTCCCATCATAATACCAGTAGCTAAGCCATTCGCAAAATTGGATGGGAAAAATCCAATTAAAATGTTTGATATTGGTGGTTTAATCATGTCAGTGATGCCCAGAGTGTAAACACCAGCGATAGTCACGGCTGAGCCTATAGCTCTATTTCTATTAAAGTTATTAAGTTGTGTTAATAATGTAGTCATTGTCTATTATTATACCAGTCAGAATATCTTATTCATAATTATTCCAAGTCTATGTCTTCATTAGCTGGCTCATTAGCCGGTTCACTGTCTATATGTGTCTTTTTAAACTCTGATATTATTTTTAATAATCCCATGCTGGCCATAACACCAAATAAACCACAAACACCCATCAATATGTAATCAATAACTGTTGTCATTTTTTTTTTGAGTTAATATTATAATTAGAAAAAAACAACAACAACATATCCACCAAAAAAAATATTTTTCTTAGAGAGGTTGAACCAACTCAGCACCAGATTGATCATTGACAATAGTGAGTCTGATGTAATTATGAACATATAACATAAAATCGGCTTGAAGATTGGAGGAATGAGCGGGCATAACTAATGTGATTTGAGGGGTGGTGGTGTTAGAAAAGTCAAAACCTCCCACGGCCGCAGAATGGAGATCGGGATTTACATTGAAAGGAATGTTAAAAATGGGCAATTCTGGATTTCCATCAAAAAGTTGGTCATTGACTACATATTTCATGTAAAAGTTATCAGTGTCAAAGAAATAACGTCTGCCGGAAATATCCAAATAACAACTAGTAATATTTAAACAGTCAAATCGCCTATTGTTCAACACATTAGCGGCCAGATTAGCTACATCTCTAATCACAAATCTCAAATTATAACCATATTTAGAGAAAGTGTTAAGTTGAATGACATGAGTAGCGACACCTCCAGGATATGCGTTCAGAGTTTGTGATAATTTCTCTGTTTCTCCAATTAAATATAATTGTCCACCTGTGCCATTACTTTTTACTCTCTTCAAAAACTCTTGTTTAGTTGGCTCACTCAAACAAACAACATCAAATCTCAAGAAATGGTCAAGAATATAAGCCCCACCACTCGCTGGCGTTGGCAAAGTAGCTGCGCCGTCTTGTTGAAGAATATAACTAGGTGATCTCCATGTGATAATAATTCTAGTCAATCTTTGGAGAGCATATTGGTGCCAGTTATCAGAGTCTCTCAAAGTCCACCAAAAAGGAACTTCCAAATAATACCACCTGGCCGATTCAGCATTTGTCACACGATCAGCGACACTCATTCTGTTTCCTTGAAGTTGAGAAAGTCTGGCCAATTCAGCTTCTTCAGTTTCTTGAAGTCTTCTGAAGTGAATTTCGTCTCCCTCTAATCTTTGAAGATCTTTTCCATAATGGAAAGTGATGTTCTCAATAGCCTGACATAATACGTCATCAGGATACCTCGCATTAAACCCACCTGCGCCAACTGTTAACGCATCCAATTTGACACACAAAGTCATCTTTCTTAGACACTCATTGTCATTCAAGACATATTTAAAATAATCAGTCTGTCCAAAATCGACACCCTGTCTTTCAGGAGGAATGTCTGTGAACCCGTGTGTTTCAGGAGCTTTGGTCAATTGTGGTCCTGGTAAATGACTAGATGCTGAGCCATTATTAGTGGTCAAGATAGGTAAATGGATGGGTGTAGTTAGACCCATAAAAGCACTCGCATTTGAGCTAGCATGAAAACCTGTTCCAGTTGTTGACATTTTTTTTTGTTGAATATTTCTAATAGATCCATAAGAAAAAATTGACATCTATACACCATCTGGCTCACTCTTGCCTTTTAATGGGTCTCTGTGGTGGAACAGATTCGAATAAATTTCCACTTTTGCGCCTGATGAATGATGAACTCTTTCTTGTGGGAGATCGTTTTTCGATAAATCCATCATTGATTGTTCATGTTGTCTCAGTAAATACCTCAAATGTGCTTCTTCCTCTATAGGATTTCTATAGGTTATGACATCTGGTATTATTCCCAGTGATAATAGACTTATTCGTAAGTTGTTAATCATGGCTGGACTTCCGCCATAGCTAGATATATCATTAATTATTCTATTTATTTCAACTTCTTTCTCCAAATCAACATCTAACCTCTTTTCATTTGATTTAAATTTCTTTTTTTCTTCTTTTACTGAACCTATAGATTTAGTTAATTTTTTGTTTATAATCCAAAACCCACCCAATGCCAAAGCTATGTCTGTGATTGAAAATCCTAACATCTTATTACTTTGATTCCTAAGAAAAAAGTCTCAATCATCATCCAAGAAACTCAAATCTATGGCTAATGGCACCATTCTTCCATCACCAGTGAACCCCAAATCTTCAGTGAGCCATTTTACGAATTCCTCTTCTGACACTCTGGACCATCTGGAGCCATAGAGTTGATTATCAGTCATTAACCACCACACTTTTGCGGTTATAGGGGAATATGAATACAATCTCGGCAAATATTTAATACCAAATGGTTCTTTTAAGTTTGTTGGTGGTTGTGGTGGTGGCGTCTCTTCTAAAATTAGCTGGCGAAATTTCGGCAGACCATTGAACCACATAGAATCAAAAACCACCAAATTATTTCTTCTGTCCCAAACTACATCTCCCCAATAAGTTTGTTCTATTCTAAATGGATTCATAAAATCAGTGTCCATCTTACAATATAATTTGAGTGTCATTCAAAACATCCACACAAATTTCTTGTTCAGATGGTAAAATCTCTAATTCAACTGGCATATTATCAGGTTTGACAGGAATTTCCTCTTTGACAGGAATCTCCTCTTTGACAGGAATCTCCTCTTTGACAGGAATTTCCTCTTTGACAGGAATTTCCTCTTTGACAGGAATTTCCTCTTTGATAGGAGGGATTATTTTATCCTCTTTGACTATTTTCCTCTTTCTCTCTTTCTTAGGTTTGGCCTTTGGTTGGGATTTCTTCTTTTTTTCAGATTTGGATTTGGAATTCTTCTTTCTCTTTTTGACTGGCTCTGGTTCTGGTTCTGATTCACTCCCACTCCCACTCCCACTGCCACTATCGGAACCTGGATAAGAGTCACTGTCAGAATCATATTCACTGTCACCAGAATATATCTCTATTGGTGCGTCATCATCAACTATAAAATCTTCATCTTCTGCTAATTCGATTAATAATGGCAACATGACATCTGCGGCACTCACTATATCACTGGCCCATTTCAGAATATTTTTGTAATTCTTGTCATCCAATTTAACTTTAACCAAATCATCCAATCTATCTCTGGCTATTTCCATGGTGACCAATATATCCTTAATTGACATTACTTCAACTGGCTCTATCATTGTCTTAGATTTAGATTTTGATTTTGATTTAGATTTAGAAATTCGTTGTTTATTCTTCATCTTCAGTGGCTATTATTATTAAAATCAGAATATTTTGAACACTATAATTATGACGTCATAATTGGACGTGTGGACTGGTGTTTTTGCCAAAAACTTTTAAAAATGTGTCCAAGTCCGGTGACGTCATCTTACACTTTTCTATCACTTTTTTCAAAACTTGGTGAAAAGTGTAACTTATGACGTCACCATATTAGAAGATATAAATATCTTTTTTCTTGATGACGTCATATTTTACCAAAAAGTTCAACAAAGTTCACACGTCCAAAATTTATTTTTTTTATCCTAATTGGGATAAATCGCCATTGGACGTGTGGACGGGTGTTTTGGCCAAAAAGTTTTAAAAATGTGTCCAAGTCCGGTGACGTCATCTTATCAAGTTTTCCATGAAGTTATGGAAAAGTGTAACTCCTGACGTCACCATTGGACGTGTGGACTGGTGTTTTTGCCAAAAAGTTTTAAAAATGTGTCGAAGTCCGGTGACGTCATCTTACACTTTTCTATCACTTTTTTCAAAACTTGGTGAAAAGTGTAACTTATGACGTCATAATTAATTTAACTATTAACATATTTAATTAATTTTTTCTATGAAGATTTAATAATAATGGATGACTTACCACCCATAGACACACAAATCTCAGATCTCATAACACATGGTCCACTACCAGATATTGATGATGTCAAGTATTGTTTAAGTCCTCAACAGATTATTATGATATCACCAATGATAAATAAATATTATGACGAGATTCTAACCACAGTGAACCTAAGATATGAGGAATATTTAGACTCGAAATGGCCAAAAACAGTTACCACACTTCATAACATACCAATGTCTAAAAAATTAATAGAATTCCAAGAATCTTCCGCTGTTATGAAAGCTATTAGAACAGCTGTTCCAATGAATTTATCACAAACACAACATATAGGCTTATTGGTTTGTTATCCATCTGGTCAAATAATTCCACATGCTTATCGAGTATGGGTCCCACCTGATGAAGTTGATTATTATGTCAAAGTAGCTATGAGAGACACTATGCTTATAAAAAGAGGACCTTATGGAATGTGGAAAACCTTGACAACTAAATACCTATTAAATATAGATTTAAAGTCAGTGACAAAAGAATATAATAAAGATAAAAAAAAAGAGATGTTCAGATCAGCCCGTTCAAGATTCCCAACAGTGATGCCCATAATTCCACGTGGTCCACATTTATATTTCGAACTCGATTATATTCATGCTGGTCACCAACAATATTTGGTCATGGTCGACTGTTTCACAAAATATGGCTGGCTATTCAAAACCGCTAATATGACATCTAAAACAACCTTTAACAAAGTCAAGGCTACATTGATAGATGAATTAGAAAAAGCTAAAATTTATAAGACAGATCCATCAATCCATTCTGTTATCCACACAGATAATGGCTCAGAATTCATGAAAGCTTTTCATGATGGTGTGGTTAGTTTAGGCTATGAACATGTCTTTGGTTCTTCTTATCATCCTTGGTCTCAAGGCGCTATAGAGAGATTGAACAAAACGATTAAAGAGAGAACAATTCTAATAAAAAATGAAGACAAAGATTATACCAGAGAATTAGCATTTCCTAGAGCTATGGATAATTATAACCATTCTGTTCATTCATCCACTAAATACACACCAGCGGAACTATCAGAAAACGTGTTGGGTTATGATACTATAGAGAAAGTGATCAAGAATATGGAAAAGGTCGCAATTAAAAACAGTAAATGGAAAAATCACAGAAAACAAGTAGTAAAAGTTGGCGATTGGGTTAGAGTCCAAAAAGATCGAACTGAGAGAAGGACACAAGGGAATATATCAAAATTTCACGAGATCTGGCAGAAACCTTGGGGACAAAACTTATATGAAGTTAGACAAATACACAAATCAAGAATAACAGGTCATAATTGGTATAATATTTACGAAATAGCTGAGACTGGAACCAAAGATCAACGGAAAAAATATGAATATGTATTAAGAAATGACAAAATACCAGTGATTAGACACATATTTGGAGAAAGGTTGTTAGTTGTTGAAAAAGACGGAATTCTGGAGTCAACTCTTAGACAACCTAAGGTTAACCAACCTCCTATCAAAAATCCTATTAACCCTCCTATCCCCCATGTTATTCATTCTCCTCCTATTAAACCTAAACTTGAAGACATAAAATTAGAAATGGCGAATTTAGCATTCTCACCTCCACCTCCACAACCTCCACCAAAATATCCACCAAAATATCCAGAAGTTAATTATAGATTACGAAAAAACAAGTCTGAGCATGTTTTTGATAAGACAGCTACACCGCCACACTATATTAACGCACCATATATAATTCTCCCAAATGAAGGCTTAGAAAACATCAGAATTTATGACATGCGTGAAATTAGTGATGAAAATAAAATACTACAACACTTTTCCCGAGCTGTTATGCCTAATAAGCATACTTGTTTATTATCTAAAGTGATAAGTTTGGAGAGATATGACACACTAGAAACCATAAGAGAACAGATATATAAACAAATTGACTTCAACTCAGAAATTACGACAATACTTGGTGTTTTTGGTGTTGTTGGTCATTTTCTAGCCTTTGTCATGTATAAAATTTTTAAAACGACTATGTGGAATATAACTATCTTGGAAACCATGACTAAACTTAATTCAAGAATAGAAAGTTTCTTCCCTAACAATGAAACAGAAGAATTGTTTGGGGATAATTACCAATTCATAATCTTAGGATTCCAAAATGGCACTAACCCTTATTATGTGAATAATTGTGGAGTTCTCGCTGGCTTATTATGTTTAAGACATGTGAATGGAATGATAGATTTGTTTAATTCACTCAAACCATTTAAAAACAAAACAATTGTCGCTATAAACACCAAATTTCCAATGTGACAATGTCGTTTTTTTTGAAATTAATCAATTATATGACACCAATTCCAGAGCCTCCTCCACCACCACCACCACCACCACCGTCTCCTCATCATCCTCCTCCTATAAGGCCTCAAGCTGTTTATCCAGTTTATGTTCCTTGGATAGTTAATGATGAAACTGATTACTTAATTTCTTCATGGGACATTAGAACTAATCAATCAAATTTTATCTAAATAAACACTAAATTTTCAATATGGCGACAAATAATATAGATATGGTTTGTGATTGTGGAGCTCCAGTAGCGAGAAGAACTTGTCATAAAGAAGGAATTAACAAAGATAGAGATTTTTTTTGTTGTCCCAATCAAATTTGTCGTTTCTTTAAATCTTGTGATGGTAAAGAGTGGAACAAGACAACCCCAACCCAAACCCAAACCCAAACCCAAACCCAACCCCAACCCCACCCACCTCCAAATAAGAGACAATGTCATGAAGATGACCTTGATAGATTGTTTTCCAAACTTGAGGGTTTGATTAGTAGAGTCACATTTCTTATTGATAGTCTTAATGACAAAAAATGAAAAAACTAAAAGATCTTTTTTATTTTATCTATCTTTATTAACCAAAAATAAGCCATTTAAAATACAATCACTGACATGATCATCTAAAACCATGTCTAAACCACGACATTTTTCTTGAGCTAATTCTTTAGAAACAGTTTTATTAGATTTGTATTGACGGTTGTCAGTTAGTTTAGGAAAATTCCAATACTTTTTCACACTAGCTGGATAGACATATGTTGGTATTATGTGATGAAGACGAGCCCACGTGTCGAGAAATGCTTCCACCCATGTGTTTTTCCTCACTAAACCTGGATTGGATAATGTGTTTAGTGGTGGTTGGTATTCTATCACATATAAAATTGTCTCATCTGTGTTTATAATTGGAATAACCATCAATTCCATCAAATCCATCAATTTTATAGGGTCGGGTGACTTGTTAGGAGAATCCACATTAACAGTAGCTGTGGTGATGATTTTGGTGATTTCCCCATCTATAACATCAAAAATACACAATCCAAAATGAACAGTGCCTGGATCAAAGCTGATAATTCTGATTATGTTCTTCTTATTATTATCCATATATATTGAAATTCCAGTGTTTAACTTATCACTTTATGACGTCACTACTTAAAAAAATGAGTGAAAAATTGAATTATGACGTCACCGGACTTCGACATGTTTTTAAAAGTTTTTGGCAAAAACACACGTCCACACGTCCAATGGTGATTTATCCTAATTAGGATAAAAAAAATAAATTTTGGACGTGTGAACTTTGTTGAACTTTTTGATAAAATATGACGTCATCAAGAAAAAAGATATTTATATCTTTCACATGTCCAATGGTGACGTCAGTACTTACACTTTTCTATCAAGTTACACTTTTCTATCAAGTTTTCTAAATGTTGGTGAAAAGTGTAAGATGACGTCACCGGACTTGGACACATTTTTAAAACTTTTTGGCAAAAACACCAGTCCACACGTCCAATTATGACGTCATAATTATAGAAAAAAAAATAAATTTTTCAGTTTTTTTTCTCCCTCTTAACTATCTATTTTTACTGGCTCAGTTGGATTTTTTGTCAAAATTTGGAAGATGTTATCATTTAAAAGTTTAACATTGGATTTTAAACTGGATGTGTTCATACTGAGGCCTATCATGAATAGTGTGAACCCCGCAGGATCAACAGTCATCCAAGGAAAAGCATTGGACATAAATCTGATGCCTACTGTTAACATAGTGACTTCTAAACCTATCGCTGTGACTAAATTTACCAGTTCTTTGTTGTGGACACTGATATATTTGTCTATAGATGGATAAAATCTATCTAAAATTATGGACACAAATCTATCCACAGTTAATCCCAAAACATCTCCGGCTATAACAGCTAATGATCCATTGATTATACTTGTTTCGATAGACATTTTTTTTATTTTATTTCTGCCACCATTCTGATTTATCACTTAGAATATTTTCGACTGTGAAAACTTCAGCTTTTAGGTCTTCATCAACTTTGTCTTTCACAGGCCTCTTGTCACCCTTTCTCTCAATTTCCCTAATTCTTTTTTGAGCTTTCGCAATTTTTCTCTCTTCAAGAATCAGTCGCTTTT